ATCAAATACCGTATTTACAAAAATGAAACCAGAATATAAAGATACTGAAATTGCACGGGTTCGAATATATTCTAGAAACAAATATCCACAAAAATCTCCAACTAATCTATTTCCAACACAAACCGTTAATAAACTACCAGAAACTACATATTATTCAGTTATGGATGCGGCGACAGATGAAGTCATTATTCCGTACGATGATATTTATAATAAAGTAAGTTGCGATAATGTAAGTAATTTTATTTACATTGATATGAATGGTTTTATGCCGGAACGTTATTATCGTTTACAGCTTAAAATTGTAGATGGTTTTACGGAACAGTATATCGATGATGACATTTATTTTAAAGTAGTTAGATAATGGCTGAAGAACAAAATGGAAGTGGATTAGGACGAGTATTGTTAGACCCAGTACGTCTTCAACAACAGACAAAATATAAAACAAACGGGTTAACGGTAACATCTAATAATGTAAACATCATGCCTCGGGATGCGGCAGGTAACATCATGTTACACGAAAATTCTTCTAAAAATCCATTACTTATAATTGAACCGGTAGATACGAAAATCATGTTACAGTCTGTACTTAAAGTTTTAGATACAAGATTTGAATACTTTAAATTCCCAGTAACTATCGTTTCTACGGATACTGAAGATTTATTAGTAGATCTTAGTTCCGAAGTAGATTATAGTAATATAGAAGATGATTTAAAAATACCTTTAACATATGATTCGAAAGGACAAGCATATGGTTGGGTTAGAATAAATACATCATATGATAGTGATTGGTTTTATAACACCGGCGAAATTTCTAGCGGGTTCCGACAATTACAATTTGTTGGTAAAAATCCATCAGAACAAAAAAATGCATATGTATTAACGCAAGCTGCTATAGACACGTTGCGAGAACAGAAAAAAACTTTAAGATTCAAAATACACGTACAAGGAAGATGTTCTATACCAAATCCTACAGCATTTACTATTAGATTAACTAGAGCTAACCCAAAATTTTGGAGGACGTCTTTTGCAACGCCACAAGTAACAGCATATTCGCATCATGAAGATAGTGGATATCCTGTAATGTATATGGAATATATACTTGATATCGATGATATGTATGAAGGAGATCAGTTTTTTGTAAATGCAGTATCTGGTAATCCGGGGTGGACTTTAGATGGAAATTGTTGGTGGGAAGTTAGGGTTGTTAATATTCCAACGATACAACCATTAATAGGTTCTAATAATAGATCAGGCGTTTATGATATAAACGGAGGAAGTCTACCTGTTAGATTATATGAAATAGAACAACAAGGAACCCCAGATATTCCTGCAGGTACCGCAATTGAAATAGGAGCAAAATTTCCTGGATCAAATACTTTTAGATTCAAAAGCGATCCAAATTATTACGCACTTGCTCAAGAATATACTGATAAGTATGGAATTTTAGGATAATGTTAACGCAATATAAAAATATCGACCAAATTAAAACGGCTTCGGGCAGTATTTCTGCAGAACGGTTTTCGCGAAGTAAAACAGATTTTTTAAGTTTTGATGCTGAAGAATCTATATATTTCAATACTGATATTACCAAGCAAAATGAACTGCAACGCGTTGAATTGCATGTATATGCTGATGATACTTGGTTAACAGGAAATCATAAAGTTGCAATTCGTTCTAAAATTCCAGAATATAAAGATAACGTAACAAAACGACGCATTGAATTTCCAGCTCAACCAGTTGCAATTGATTTATATAAACAACTTGAATCATTAAAATTAACTGCTGGTCAGTTTCGTATAGTTGTTAATTTCTTTGTAAATCTTATAGGTAATTACGAAAAACAACATTTACGTATTGATGAAATTTCACCAGATCGTAAAGAAATTCGTTTACGAGCTATAGATGAAGATGATCCGGAATTTTTACGACAAATTACTAGTTTTGCTAGAAATGTAAACCAAACATCGGATACATATTTTAAAACATACTTGTTAAATTTTAGCAGAAATAACTGCATATCATTTATTAATAGTGTTGTAATAGGAGAATATTTATACGTTAAATTAGAATCCGAATTACCAGCTGATATTGATGTAGATTTTAAGTGTTGGGTTGTTGAAGAACAAAAAGATCCATACATTGATTTAATTTCAATTATAGCAGCACAAGTACAAAAAACGTTTAGAACATTATCTAATCCAAATTGGGAAGCTCGTACAGATACGTCATTATCATCTGAAACTGATTTTAAAACATGGTCTGAATTATTAGGATCATCAACTCAAACATCACAGCAAATTATAGATTCATATTTTTCTGGTAGTTTGCAAGGTATCGATTTAAATCTAGATTATTCAGATTTCAATAACTTTGTTTTTTATAGCTCAGCAACAGAACGTTTAAAGAATTTCAAATTTAAACTTTCATTGTTAGAATATTATACATCTCAGAGTCTTGTTATTTCAGGAATTTCTGGTTCAACAGCACAATTGAATCAACAAGAATATGAAACATATAAAACTAATTTAGTTAGTGGATTTGATGGATTTGAAAAATATCTATACTATCAATCAGCATCATATGTTGAGACATCAAATCCAATTGCATCAGAAACATATATTATTGCAGATTTAACTGGTAGTTATATAACACCAGCACCTAAATCAGGCTCGGCATATCCATATGTTTTATATCCAGTTACTAGCAGTCAATTTTCTTCATGGTATGATAATTTATTTGAATCTGCATCATTGTATGATTCATTTAATTTGAATTCATTAGAATATGCTATACCAGAATATATACGTTTTGATTCTTCGAACATATCAATGATGACGTTTGTGAAAATGTTAGCACAACATTATGACATTCTTTATACATATATTCGAGGAATGCTAACAATTCAAAAACGAGATGAAAATCCTAAATTGGGTATGCCAAATGAATTGTTGTATTCTGTAGCTAAACAATTTGGATGGAATTTAGTTGAAGGTAATAAACAGCAAGAATTATGGTCATATGTATTAGGTGTTTCTGAAACAGGAGCTCCTGAAACTGGTTCGAATTCAATTAATGGAACTTCAACACCGGCTAAAGATCGTACTTATGCCATATGGCGTCGCATCGTTAACAATTTACCATACTTGTTAAAATCTAAAGGAACTAAACGCAGTATACAAGCATTATTATCATGTTATGGTATTCCGCAATCAATGATATCAATTAACGAATATGGCGGACCTAGAATTGAACGTCCACCTGTATATGAAAAATTGAATTTTGATTATGCTTTAGATTTAATAGGAAATACATCAGGTTTAGTTACCGTAAACTATAATAACCTGCCGTTAAATGCAGTTGAACTTCGTTTACGCGTAGATAATGTGTTAGATAATCCATATATCCCAAATTCAATGAACGTCATGTATATTGGCGATAATCGCGTTATACTAGATTTTATTAGTGGAGATCAAGGCGTATTTTCAATTAATGGTGGTAACCAAACAGAACCTATATCTGTTTTTAATGGAGACTGGGTATCATTATTATTAAGAAATAATGGTTTTAGTTTAGATTTAATTGTAAAAAAATCAAAATATGGCAAAATTGTTGCTGCTGTATCTGCTAGTGAATCAGGTGCAGCATTTCAATCAACTGGTACTTTTAATGCGATATTAGGTGGCACATCTGGAGCAAGTAGATTCGTAGGACAACTTCAAGAATTGCGGTTTTGGTCATCTAGTTTGCAGGATTCTGCATTTAATAATCATGTTAAAGCGCCTTCTGCGTATGATGGTAATGTAGATGCATATGATGAGTTATTATTTAGATTACCATTAACACAACGAATTGACCATGCTGCAACATCAAGTTTATATGGTGTGCAACCAATGTCATCTAGCATATCAGCATCATTTACGAGTTGGACTAATAATATACCATATGATTCAATTGAAGAAACATATTATTATGATGCAATATCATTAGGAGCAGGAACATTTGATGACAATAAAATTCGAATTGAAGAAAATGAGTTAGTTGGTGCATTAGATGTAAAAACTAGAGCCGAACGAAGTCAATTTGATAAAGCTCCATTAGATAGCAAAAAATTAGGAGTATATTTTTCTCCTCAAACAATGATTGATGAAGATATCATTGCACAACTAGGATTTACTGCATTAGATGAATATATTGGAGATCCAGGAGAAAAATCAGAATCTGAATATCCTGATTTAATTCGTGTAGCACA